AAAGCTCCGTCAAAGTCTTGTCTTAATAAGCTCATTTTATCCACGATGTCGATAATTTGCTCTCTCTCTTCTGCTGTGTACATGTAACCAACTTTCTAGAAAGGTAGATCTGATTCATCAACTTCAATCGGTTCAGATTTTCCAAATAAGTCCTGTTTAGCTTGTGATTGACTGACATTATCATTATGGATAAATACTTTTTCAACCGTAGGGAAAACAAAGTTATAATTTACGTATTCGCCTGATTCCTTAGCTTGTACACGACCGCTGATCGTTACTGTGTCGCCTAATTGAATGAAGTCAGGCAAGAAAGCCGAACCGTACGCAACTTTTACATTAGAACCTTTTTCTTTTTCAAACAATGGGACTGAAATAATTTTCTTATCGCCTTTTGCTGTGCTTACTGTACGTGTATTTTTTTCGTTCGCTTGTGCTGTTACTGTGATGATTGCCATTTAATTATTCCCCTTTTTCTGCTTCTTGCTGTGCTAACCAAATCGTCATGATGTCGGTAATTTCTTTTTTAGTCTTATTTTTCAAGCTGTCAATATTTTGGTATCCTAGTTGTTCAGCTCTCTTAATAAGTGGCTGGATCTCTCTAAGTCGTTGCTTTTCTGCTTCAAGTTCTTTCTGCTCTTCTGTCAAGTCAGGTAGGTCTTCGTTTGCATAGATGTATAGCCCTAAGCCATGACGAGCGATTGCCTTAACCAGTCCACGCTGAATGGCTTTATTTACGTCCATTGAAGTCAGTTTTTCAACTGGGATAGATTGATTGCGGAAGTCCATAACAGGCAAATACTCAATATGCTCTAGGCCCTCAATAGTCATTCCAACTTTAACCCATGCTGTGCGACCGTCTGTGTGATAGTTTAAACCTTGTTCGTTTTCATAAACTTTACTGTTAGCTTCAGGATAAACTTTTTTTACTTCAGACCATGCAAATGCCCAACTCAAATAATCAAGGTTATTCTTTTTACTCTTTTTATCATTAACATTAATGACGCTTAATGTTTCAAATACGCTCATTTTCTCCTCCATTTATAGCCTCCTGCACTTTTTCTTTTTCCGTTGCAACAACTGCTTATATTCCGTGCTAAGGCTCCTGTTTTTTGCCCAGCTTGTTTAATTGATTCAAATTCATTTAATACATTGTCATTTAAGTCTAATTGAATAACTTTTTTAAAGCATTTTTCAGCAGCCCTTTTTGTTCTAGTGCCATGTATGTTATTTTCTTTTACAGTACACCATTCAAGGTTACTTAAATCATTATTTAACTTATTTTCATCAATATGATTTACACAAGGTTTTCCGTCAGGGTTATCTATAAAAGCAGTCGCTATAATTCTATGAAGAGGTAGATTTTTCTTTTTATCATATCCATATAATTTATGTCTTAAATATCCACCTCTATTAGGAAAAGGTTTAAGTATTCTTCCGCTTTTTATATTTCTAACTCTGCCTAGATTTGATACTTCATATTTTTCAAAACCCTCAATTTCAACAAAAGTTTCAACTTCGCTCATTTTCTCCTCTTCCCACGATAAATACGTTCCCTTGTCTTGTAATTTCTATATTATATTTGAGCATTGGTAAAATATATCCGTCGTCCCAGTAGTTCCACAAGTCATTTATTAAGCCATATAAGCACTCGTTAGGTTCTGCCCTATACTTTACTTCGTTCATCTCTTCGAGCTCTTTAGATAGCTTTCTTACGCCTCTGGCATAATGTTTACTAGCTTTTTCTCTTGCTTTTAAACTTTTGTAATTGCTTTTCATATATGAACTCTCTAATATCTTCTTTTTGCTGTTTTTCCTCTTTGTCAGACCAGCCAACCTTTTGGCCTTTTCGCTTGCCACTTTGATAAACTCGTCTGTTATCTTCTGGAAAGCCATTTTTCTCGAAGTACATTCTAGCATATTCAAAATAATTTAAGCTGTTGATGTACTGCTCACTATCCTTTTTGTAATAATTGAGAGTTTTCAATCGCCTTTTAGCTAGTGATTCAAAAGATGTTATCATTAGTTCTCCTTTATTTCTATATATACTATTATACCGAAATTATTTACTATTATCAAGTATTAGATGATATTTTTTCATTTATTTCTACTTTTAATTGCAAGGCCTTAATCAATGCACGCTTAGAATAATCATTTTCACAAGCTGTATGCAATTTTTTAGACTGTCTGACTAGAAATTCAGCACGGCCAAGCCATACTTTGAAAAGCTCGTCATTATGCCATTCTGCTTTTACCATTTCATCTAATGCACGATATAACCAGCCATACACTTCAGCGTGTAAATTAATAGCTTTGTTCTTGTAGTCGTTCGTTGAGTTCATTTTTTGCTCTTTCTATTAATTCAAAGTCATCACTGTATAAAACAGGTTTTGAATATTGTTCATTCACGTTAAAGCTTGAATAATAGTCATAGAAGTATTCATTTACTTTTTCATGGTAATAAACAACGTATTTTTTATCACTCATTTTCTATTACTTTGCCTTGTCCTTTTGCTAAGTCTAAGAAAGCCTGTGCTGATTCCTTAGTCGTCTCTAACGGAGTTTCAGACTTGACTTTTTCAATTAGTTCGCTATCAGGCTCTTTTTTATCTTGTTCAATTGATGTAAAAGCCGAACCAACATATCCCCAAAGAATTTCATTATTGAAAGCAAAGTTTCGAGCAAATACTTTCATGATAGAATATCTGTTTTTAGTCTTACTATTAATTTTAGGCGACATAGTAAAGGCAATCTCATACCATGATGGAATTGTAGTAGCTCCCAATATATGGCTTGGAATGATGCGGAAATCACGCTCTGTCAAAGATTGTTCTCCGGACTGTTTTCTAGCATGCGCTACAACCATAAACGTAACATACTTATCGTGTTTCATATCTAAAGTGTTTCTAAGGTTTGTAATTCCTCTTAGGACTTCTGCCATTGGTTGGTTTGCGTTGATTATATCATTATCTTCTAACAAGTCTTTGAGGGGATCTAGAATAACAAGTCCGATGTCTTTTTCTAGTATGAAGTTATATAGCTCTCTAAGCCCTACATTGTGCTTTTTTCCTTGGCTGTCATATTTCCATGTATCAAGTTTGAAAGCTCCACCGTGTAAGAAATACAAGTTATCAGGACTATCGCGTTTTGAACCTTTCAAGCGTTGATGTTCTGTCAGCCTGCTATTCTCGTTCTGAATAAATAACACGTTAGTTTTAGTTGTTTCTCTGCCAGCGAACGGCTCTCCTAGTGCCAATGCCTGCGCTAAGTCTTGCGCTAGTGAGGACTTCATACTCTTTTCACTACCTGTTATGAGACCGAGTGATCCTTTGGGCAATATATCTTGTACATTCCAAAGTAAACCGCCTGAAAAGTCTTCTGATTCTTTAAGTTCTTTAGCTGTGCTTACTTTATCAAATAGGCTAGTCATTTATTTCTCCTTTAGTATATAATAGCAAAAAAGACTTGAAAAGTCAAGCCTTAAATGAAACCATTATTATATCAGCAATCATATATAAACTTTCAAGAAAATCATATTCATTTTTTAATTTTTGTTTCCAATGTTGTATAAAACAATGTCTTTTTTGCCAATCATTTTTGAACTGAATACTTCTATGATCATAATCTCTTTGAATAGCTGGTAAAACATGTTCTTTGAAACAATATTGATTACATTGGTGTTCATTATTAATACCTTTTTCGATGTCTTCTAGCTTTCGGTCTAATGAACGATTTTCTGTTGTTAGTTTAAAGACTTTTGATTTTTGGCTTTCATATAGATTTTGATATAATTTTTTTCTTTTCTCTTCTTTTAATGCTAGAGTTTTCCAATAATCAACATCTTTCGTTAATTTTGCGTGTTCTTCACTACTCATAATTTTAAACATTTAATTCCCCTTTTCTTATACCATAGTATCAAATTATCTTACATTTGTCAAATATTAAATTCTATTCCGTGCTACTTTTTTAGATAGCCCTTAGCCCTTATCGTGTCGTATAATCCCAGCAAGTTAAAAGAAAAGACTACTTAATTTCAAAACTTTTCCATA